CGTGATACGATTCATCAGCAAACGGGGGCCCGTCTTACGGAAGTCACCGATGAATATTTCATGTATAATCCAGCGGGGTTTCGTAATCTCACCAACATCACCTCTGGCCCTGGCGTGCGGGTTACAAAAGATCGAGTTGCGTACATTAATTCAGGCATTTACACCCCCGGTAACGTAACGGTACTTTCTCAGCTTCATAAAGCCATCAAGCCGTATAATCAGTTACGAATGGTTGAGGATGCAACCGTCATCTATCGAATTACCCGTGCACCAGAACGTCGCGTCTTTTACATCGATGTGGCAGATCTGCCCACTGCGCGTGCAGAACAATATGTAAATGCTGTCGCGACACGGTATCGTAATCGCGTTGTGTATGATAGCAGCACGGGAGAAGTGCGCGATGACCGCAAGATTCAGTCGATGCTGGAGGACTTCTTTCTTCCCCGTCGCAGCAATGGCCGCGGTACCGAAGTGCAGCAATTACAGGGTGGACAGAATCTAGGAGAAATGCAGGATGTGGAATACTTCCGCAGGAAGTTATACCGCTCTCTGAATATTCCCGCATCACGGCTAGAGTCTTCGGGGTCGCAGTTTCAGCTAGGTCGTACCACAGAAATCACGCGCGATGAGATTCGGTTCTCTCGGCATTTACAGCGACTTCGTGATCGTCTCGCAGGATTATTCGACGAGTTACTTAAACGCCATCTTACCCTTAAGGGAATTATTCGGTCGCAGGAACAGTGGAATCAGCTTCGACAGCATATTCGATATGAGTTTGATACTGATTCATACTTTGCTGAATTAAAAAAGATGGAAGTATTGAAGGAACGTCTCAATGCAACGCAGATGGTAGAACCCTACATTGGAAAGTTTTTCTCCGAGCAATATGTGCGGGATCATATTTTGCGGCTCACTTCAGAAGAGCAAGAGCAAATTAAACTGGATAACGCAGAAACACCGCAGGCTCCGGCTGGGGTATCAGGGATGGTAGAACCTCCACCCCCTGCATCTACCGATACTCCCGCAGAACCGCTTGAAAAAGAACCTGATCCTGATGTGGACGAATATTTTTTAGGTGATACGTTAGCAGCAGAGTCATAGTTAATTATTTTCTAAATAGAGTAGAGGATTATATGGCATCAACGATTAATTTACTCCAGGCGATTCGTGCAAAAGATTTTGTCGAGGCGAGGGAGCAATTTGCGTCACTTATCCAAGACAAAATGCGGGCCGTCATTGCTCGTGAATATGAAGAGACGGCAAAATCGTTAGTTTTAGATAAGAAGTAGGATATATGGCATATACACAGACGCAAACAATTGCTGACACAAGTCGGCGGCACGTGCTAAAGCGTGTGAATTACGCAAATACAGAAACCGATGCGTTGGTCGTAAATGCGTCTGCTTTATCGTTTGCGATTGTGCGTATCACGACGGATTCTTCTGCGAACAATTTTAAAGTGGGAGAAACGGTTACCTCCAGCAGTGGTGGTTCCGCGACGGTGCAGGATGTTGTTAGTGACACGCTTATTCAGGTCACGGGTATTACTGGCACCTTTGCTGACAATGACACCCTGACTGGAGCCACTACAGCAAAGACGCGTACACAAGACGGTGCAAAGGCAAATGCTACGTATGTGTTAGAAGTTGCTAATATTTTGTATGATGTGGGCGGATTGTCGCAGGGTAATAAAATTGAATTAATGTTTGAAGGAAACGGTGGTGGTGCCAATAACCGCACTATTGCAGTATTAAGCGGTTCCGGTGCATTACCGTTGGCAGAGGTTAACGCTCGGGCAAACAATAATGCAAACAACGCAACAGGAAATATTACGTTGAGTTGCTTACACTGGACTGCAAATTCCCACTATACATTAATATTAGATATTAACAAGCAGGGCGGATACGACCGTCCTAACGAGGAACGTAATCGTTCCGTGTATTCGAGTTAGGATATCCATATGGCGCTTAAGCTTATTACCGAAACCATCAATGATATTAAAGCATTGGTTGAAGAAGTTGCAACCGATGCGGGAAATAAAAAATCCTACTACATTGAAGGCATCTTCATGCAGGGCAACAAGGAAAACCAGAATGGTCGAGTCTATCCGACGGCGACGTTGGTGCGTGAGATGCAGCGGTATCAAAAAGAGTATATCGATAGAAACCGAGCATTCGGAGAGTTAGGTCATCCAGATAGCCCAACGGTAAATTTAGATCGTGTTTCACATATGATTACTGGGTTACAACAGGACGGAGACAACTTTGTAGGCCGTGCAAAAATCATGGTAAATACACCTATGGGCAACATTGTGAAAGCCTTGATTGACGAGGGCGCGGAGCTTGGCGTTTCGTCGCGCGGTCTGGGTTCGTTAGATCAAAAAAATGGCATCATGGAAGTTCAAGATGATTTTCATTTTTCAACTGTAGATATCGTGGCCGATCCTTCCGCGCCCGATGCGTTTGTTCGTGGAATCATGGAAGGGAAGTCGTGGGTATGGGAAAGTGGTGCATTGAAGGAATGTACGGTGGAAGATATTGCGCAAAAAGTTGATCATGCGCATCTTCCTACGGTGTCTGTGGAAGCGCGGTCTGCGGTATTAGTAGAGTCGTTCGAACAGTTCTTAACGGCCTTATGTCACGGGGTCAAGTCAAACATACATTAACGCTAAATAACCATTAGCGTTGTCCCCTTTTAAGCGAGGATTCTATGGCATTACGAGAGAAGCAAATATCGGTAAACGATGAACAAAATGCAGCTCCAGTCAAAGAAAGCTGGTCAACTGCTAATTACGCGAATTACAAATTCGATTCCTCGATTGGCAGCACTCCTATCTTGGAAGCTGATGAGCCACACGATGCCGATAAGAAAAAGGATGATGACGAACCTATAGCAGAAGTTTCCGAGGCTGAGGACAAGGATTCCGAGAAGAAAGATATGGCCGAGGCGGAAGAAGCTGACGACAAGGATTCCGAGAAGAAAGATATCGCTGAAGCGGAAGAAGCTGGCGACAAGGATTCCGAAAAGAAAGATATGGCCGAAGCAAACGAGGCTGAGGACAAGGATTCCGAGAAGAAAGACATGGCCGAAGCAAACGAGGCTGACGACAAGGATTCCGAAAAGAAAGATATGGCCGAGGCGAATGAAGAAGATAAAGATGAAAAAGACATTGAGGCCAAGATGGACGACGATACGCTTGAACTCGACCTGTCAGATTTAGTCGATGACGACGAAGAGGTTATTGAGTTAGAGATGGAGCCAGAGGAAGTCTCTGACGAAGATGACGAAGATGACGATGATGAAGAAGACGAAAACGATTATATGATGGCGTCGGAAAATGACGAGGAAGAGTCAAAGAAAGAAGACGACCTCAAGATTGACGTTGAAGAGCAGGAAGCCGAGGCGCCTGCGGAAAACGACGATGAAGAGGCAATGTCCGAAGTCCACGATGACAAGGCCGAAGAAGAAGAGAAAAAGGATGAGGACAAGGATAAGGAAATGGCTGCTGAAGCTGAAGACGACGAAATGAAGCAGCACGATGAAGAAAAAGAAGAAGAGGATGAAAAGAAAAAAGAAGATGCGAAGCCTATGGCCGAAGGCAAGCTAAAAATTTCGTTTAAGATTGACGAAACAAACAAGCTGTTCGAAAACAATGAGGTACTGACCGAAACGGATAAGCGTCAGTCACGTGCATTGTTTGAAAGTGCCGTGCGTTCCAGTGCTAAACAAATTAGCAAGCAACTTCAAGAAGCGTATCAAGCACGATTCGAGGAGTTCAAGAAGCAGCACGAGACAAAGACTGCTACACAGGTGGATCAGTATATGTCCTATGTGGTTGAGCAGTGGGTTAAGGATAACAAAGTTTCGCTTCAGAGTCAACTTCGCAACCGATTGTCGGATAGCTTCATTAATGGATTAAAGAAACTATTCACCGAGCACTATATTGAAGTGCCGCAATCGAAAGTGAATGTTGTGGAGGCGTTGGCTAAGAACGTTAAGTCTCTCAAGGTGCGCTTGAAGGAGTCTGAAGCTAAAACAGTAAAGCTTCATGCGGAAATGAAGGAAGCGATTACGCGTGAACGTCTCGCTCTTCGTAAAGAACATAAAGCACGGTTGATTGCAGAAGCTGCAAGCGCCGTGACCTCAGCAGATCGTGGTGCGTTCGTGGAACGCGCCGAGACAGTGAAGTTTAGCAACACCAAAGAATTCAAAACCACTTTGGTTGCTCTGAGGGAACAGTACTTTGGGGCCAAGAAGTCGACGGAGCGGTCGACGAATGAGCCCGTTGCTGTCCCAAACTTTGAACCGAAAAAGCCATCCAGTACCGTAGATATCTACGCACAGGTGGCGGATCGGTTCACAGGGCGATCATAAACGCTCCGTTTATTAACCGTTTGTTACCGTAGGAGATAGATCAATGTTAAAGGAAAATCTCGAAAAGAAATGGGCGCCCCTGCTCGACCATCCGGGTATGCCCAAGATTGCAGATCGTTATCGTCGTGCAGTAACCGCAATCGTGTTGGAGAACCAAGAAGCAGAAGCGCGGAAGGCCGCGGGAATGCTGACAGAAGCGGTGCCTTCAATGGCCACAGGCACCGGTGGTTTCGGTAGTGGTGCAACGGCGACAGGACCGGTTGCTGGGTTTGACCCGATTCTGATCGCATTAGTGCGTCGTTCGATGCCGAATCTCATTGCGTACGATGTGTGCGGTGTGCAGCCGATGAACGGCCCAACCGGACTCATCTTCGCGATGCGTTCACGTTACACCAACCAGAGTGGTGACGAGGCGTTCTTCAACGAAGCGAACACAGCGTTCTCGGCGGCGGGCCAGGGCGGAACGCACGCTGCAAACGCGAACCCGTTCTCGGAGAACACCTACAGCACCGGCGCGAACACCGCGTTTGCTGAATCACTGGGTGTCGCGAAC